TCGAAATGATGGGCGCCGCTCGATCTGCTTGGCCTCGAATGCCGCCAAGCGCGCGTTGAACGCGGCTTCGCGCTCGTTAAGCTGGGCGAGGCGCAATTCAAAGCGGCTAACAGCATCGGCGTGGCGCTCGATATCCAAGATCGCATCACGCGCACCCTGCCGAGCATCCGGCGCGGCGCCCATCATTTCGAGGAAGCGAGCGAACGCCACCGCAAACGACGGCGGCGCGGGATGCGGCGGCGTGTGACCAACATTCATCATGCGACGCCTCCCAAGGTCGATGGCGCAGCGCCAAGATCGGTTGGCGCAGAGAAGCCCGCCGCCCCGATAGAGACGTTGCCGACTGGCGGCGGAAACGGTGATCCCACGCCAGCGGCGCCCAGCGTCGATGCGGCGCTATTCACCGCCGTGATGTAGGCGTTGTCGGCCGCCTCAAGAGCGGTGAGGTAAGCCGCAAGGTTGGCCTGCACGAAGCCGTACGTGGCGAACGCGGCCGCTTTGGCCACCTGCCTGGTGCTTTCGGCTTTTGCGACGGCGGCCCGGAAAGTAATCTCGGCGGCGGTGGCCACTGCGCTCTCCTATATCTGTTGTCCCAACTGGCGCAGCGCGGTCCTGAACGCTTCGGACGGCACGCCATTGGTGAGCGCCGACGCCAGGCAGTTTTTATAATGCGTCACGTAGAACGCATTGATGCTGGCCTGGCTGGTCACGCCTGCGATGTTATTTTGCAACTGGCCCAGCGATTTGTTACAGGTGTCGTCGTGTGCCTTGACGCCCGACTGGGTTACGCTCGACATTTCGTTCTCCTATGCGGCCTTCACGCCGCCGCTCAAGATCGTGGACGCGGCGAGGACCATGCGCTCGGCGACCGCATCGCCACTGAATAGCCGGCGCTGGAACGACGGGTCGCCCATCATGGACTGCACGCAGGCCCGCGCGAAATCGTGCTCAGCCGGTGTGTAGGCGCGCGTCTCATCATGCAGCTCGCGGATTTGCTCGTCGGTGCGGCCGCGCGAACGCCAACCGTTGATGTCGTCCAACCGCTGGCGATCCGTCATCTGCGGATCGAAAGCACTCTCGCTCGCGGTGCCGATCATGGTTGGAAGTCGCTCGGCAGCATTCTCGGCGAATAGATCGACGGCGGCACCAGCATCGGCCGGCACGAACGGCGAAGCCTCCGGCTGACCGAGACTGCGCCGGGCCATGTTCTCGAATTGCGCCTTAGCTTCCTTGTCGCCATCCATCAGCCGTTTGACGAGATCAGCGTTCTGCGCCGCGTTCATCGCGTTGGACAGCTCGGCCGCCTGTTGCTCGGCCGGCGAGAGGCTTGCAGTGTAATCGTCCATCAGGCCGCCCTCGTCGCGTTGTGGCCGTGTAGCTGCTCGGTGCCATCGGTGACGCTCTCGGCCACTTTCGCGGCCAGGTCGGCCGGCGGCCATGACGCCTCGAACTGCTTTCGCATCTTGGCCCGGGTGGCGAGTAGTGCGTCTACGGTGGCCCGGTCCTCAATGCCGGAGGCTTCGGGATCGAGGATGTGAAGCCCGCGCGCCCCGCTGGACGCGCTGCCGATCACGAACGACCGCCAGGCGTCGCCATATGCGCGCTCTGCCCTGGCTAACATCCGCGGCGTCGTGGCCTCCGGGCGCAGGCCATGCTTGGCGCACAAACGCGGATGGATTTCGGCGAGCTGGTCCGCATGTTTCATCGTGGCCGCCAGGTTGGCGATCTCGCCTTCCGTCCGCGCGCATTCGCGCCTGCAGTGCTCCTCAGTGGCGCGGGCGAGATATTCGTCGTCGGTCAACATCGTGCTGTCTCCTATGCGGCCGTCCGCACCCACGGATTCTTTTCCATCAACGCAAGTTTCTGGAACAGCACCCGCATACGGTCGTCCTCGGCGGCAGAACGCGACCAGCCAGGCCGCGCTCGCAACGCCTCGTATTCGCCCCGGTGCTCGGCGTAGAGCTGCCTGAAAGCCTCAGGCGAATTAGGCCACTCGTTCATAGCGTCTCTCCATAGTTCGCGCGGCGGGCATCCTCGATCGCCAAAGCCTTCCTGGCCCGGTTGTAGCGCCGGATGACATCGGGATCGGCCTTGTCAATCGCCTGCAGACCGGCCTTTTTTGGATGTCCGCAGTAGCCCTTGTGAGTGACGCAGCACCACTCAACGGTGCAGTCCACGCCGCATTCCGTGGCGCTCAGGCCAAGGAACTCCGGCTCCGCTGGGACGCTGCGGGCTTCGCGCCTGATCGGGCTGGGGTGTGCATCCGTCATCGTTTCCCCTCTCTATGCGGCCCCGGCGCCGCCATAACCGCATAACTTGATCGCTCGCATCCACGACGGGTTCAGCCGCAACAACTCGGCGAACACATCCCGGCTCGTCAGGATTTTGAACGACCGCGAAAGCTGCTCGTCGCCATCGGCGCGCAACGCCTCGTCAATCATCTCGACTGATGTCTCGCTCGCCGGCCCGATCTCCTTCATCGCACGCGCGGTGAAAAACTCGCCGACCAGGCGGGCGAGGTCTTCCAGCATCGAGAGCTGCGCCTTCGCGCCGATCTGCGCGGTGGCCAGCGCCGCCTTCGTGTATGCGGTAAGAATGAGCTGCATCCGGTAGCCGATAGGGAACAACGCCACCTCGCGCTCGTCCTCCGACATCTCGTCCCAGCGGTTCATGCCGGAACCTCCTCGGCCACCGCGTCGATCACCGGCGGCAACGCCGCCACCTCGACGCCGACCCTGCCGGCAAGCTCAAGAATGCGCGCGGTCACCTCATCGCTGGACATTCGGATGTGGTGATCGTGCGATACCTGCACGATCTGGTTCGTTATCACCGGATCAGCACGCGCCAAAATGCCGTCAGCCGCTCTCAACTTGTCGCTATCCCGCGAAGTCGGCGAATCCAAAATGCGCTCAACCTCGCGCACCGCCTTCGCGCTCAACGAATGATAGTGCTTGACGCTCTCCTCCCTGAGAGCCGCCAGCACCTGCGCGTCATGCAACAGAAACCACGCTTGCTTCGCAAACGTCAGTGGCTTCGATGTTGGCGTCCCATACCCGGCCTTCCTGGCCGCCTGCGCCCCGCAACCGCACATGATGTATTGAATCACGAACTCGCGCCGGCGCGGCGACAACGCCATCAGCGCCGGGCCATGCTCGCCTAACTCCTCGCGGCGGTGGGCTGGCGTTTTAGGCATCACGACCACCCGGTAAATTCACGCAGGTTGACGACCTGGTGGCCTTTCAGCCGGCGCAATCGGTCGATCGCGTCGAGCCGTTCGCTAACCGACCTGTCGCTGTGCCGCGCAATCCACTCGCACGCCAGCATGAACGCCGCCGCATCGCGCACACCGTCGCCCTCCAGGTCGATCGCGCGAAAAGCCGCCTCGAAGCCGTCACCAGCCTCGCCGCCAAACTTCTCACGGACCTCCGCCACGAAAGACTCAAGCGAAGGCGCCAGACGGCCAGATCGCACAGCCAACGCATCAGCCAACAAATTGCGCGCCAGGTTCGAAGGCGTGCGACGCTCACCGGCCGCAGCCTGCTCAATCTCGCCCATCATCTCGTCAGGAACCCGAACGGATAGCGGCTTCACACCACTGCACTCCATGTTGCGTATGCAGAAAATGCAGCGTGTACCGGATCACAGCAACGCACCGACGTGCCCAGCTACGTGCAATCGACGTGTCAACCGGTCATCAAAGCGGACATCCAGGCGGACATCATCGCGGCCGCAAAAGGCCCGCCAGTGCAGCAAAGCCCGCGAACCAGCCATTTGGACGGTCCGGCGAAAGGCTCACCAGCGGCCTCCGTAGCGGCTGTAGGATGGTGGGATTGTTCAACACCTTTTGGCCAGGCGCCGCGAAACGGAAATGAGAGATAGAGCGAGCGGCCGAGCTCCGGTTTCCTCCCCCCGGCACTCCCACCCCGGTCTTTAGGGTACCCCGGTGCCATCTATGGCGCCCATCCACCACGATTGAGACGGCCGGCCACGACGCTTGAGCCGGCGAGCCAGCGGCCCATGGTCGTCCCAGCATGGCGATCGAGCACCGGCAAGGCCGATAAGTGCAGCAATATCAACGGCGATCGAGCGCTTGCCCATCTGTAGGCAAGTCAGGCGAACGGCGATCGAGTGGCGATCGGCCTGGCGGGACGCGGCTAGTTGCGAATGATTCGCATATACTCGGCGTGATGGCTTTGACGAGCTTCTTTCCCCCCAAATCCCTTCCCCCAACCGCCAACCCAATCCTGTGTGGCTAACGCCATGGCCAACGCCTGGCTAACGCCATGGCCAACGTCTTGCGTTAGCCAATGGGTAACGTGGCCAACGCCTAGATATAAGGCGTTAGCCACCCTTGGCCTTCCCCCTTGAGTTGACCAAGTGGCGTTAGCCATCTGTGAGCCGGACAAACTGAACTTCAAGCCTTGATGGCGAGGCGGTAGTTCGGTCTGTCCTTCCGTCCGTAAGGCTCGTTCCAGATTTTGCCGGCCTTGAACAGGCGCCGCATGGCGTCGGCGAAGTGTTTGTTGGTCAGCCCGGCTTTCTTGGCTTCGTCTTCGTTGGCGAATCGGGATGGTGCGTAGCTGACGCTGGGTTTGTCGCCGACGTGTTGGTTTGCCGCTGCGTAACGCCTTAGCAAGTCGAGGAACACCTCATCGGCTCTTGCCTCTTGCGCCATCTTATCGAGCGACGTGACGCCTGGCAGCGGCAGGAACAGGCCGTTCTGATATCGCAGGACGATAGTCTCGCCGGTCGGGCCGTACTGGTTTTTCTTAAACTCAAGCTGGCGCAGGTCGTTGTCAGGCTGCTCGCCGGCTTCCGGCTTGGTGCTCGTGAGATATTGCCGGAATCGGAATGCGCCATGCCACGCGGTCGAGCCGCTGATGCCGCTGCCGGAACTGATGCCGGAGAGGCTGGGGTGCGACAGGATGGTGACCGATCCACCGGCCACCATAGCGAGCGCCTGCATATGCTGGGCGAAGGCGTAGACTTGAACGCGGTCGATCTCGCTGCCGGCGAAGGCGCGCGACAAGGTATCGATCGAGATATTCTTTGGCTTGATGTCACCAGCGGCCTGGTAGAGTTGCCTGTAGAGCGCCGTGGTTTCGACCCTACCGCTCTTGCCTGCCACGCAGCACAGGGTGGCGTCCCGGCCGAGCAGTGGCAACACATGCAGGCCGTCGCGTTTAAGCTGGGCGAACGTGACCTGGCAGTGCTTGGCGATGGCGGCGAGCCGGATGTGTATTTCCCGTTCATCATCCTCGGCCCCGAGATAGAACGCTGGGCCGCGTTCCGGCATCGAATACAGCCAATCCTTACCGGCAACGTGGGCCACGTCCCTGTGCAGCTCCAGAATGCTCTTTCCGGTTCCGCCTTCGCCGGAGAATAGGCCGGCCTGGTTCAGCGGCACGCGGTCGAGGATAGCCCACTGCCGTTCGGGAACAGGCTCGTTGTCCCAATTGGACATGTCGAGCCACGCGAGCGGTGCGAGTGGTGCGAGAGGCGGCGACGGTTCGGGCAACTCGCCGGGGCTTCCGTCCGACCGTTGCCTGACGGTGCCGCCGAACTGGCGATCGGCCGCAAGCCTCTGCGCTTTTGCGATGGCGGCTTGCGCGAGTTCGGGATCGATACCGCGGGCGAAAGCGCGTTCGCTCAATTCGTCAATGGCGGAATCGTCGTGGCCTTGGATGTAAAGTGCGAGAGCTGCGTCGTAGACCGCGAGTCCCGCATCGTGGCCGGCCGACAACCGCGTTACGAATTTGACCAAGATGCGGCGAACGTTATGTGGTTGCCAGACGCCATCATGCTGAACGGTCCCGTTGTTCGCGTCCGTCATGGCGTCGACTCCGGTCCGGTCGTGGCTTCGCCGCCGTCCTTCCACGCATTGTAATGATCCATCTGGGTGAGATAGTCGCGCTTCGAATCGAACAGCACGAACCTGTCGGTCTTGCCAGGCGCTTCGGATCGCGGGATTTCGACATCGGAGAGATCGGGAGCTAAGTCTTCGAGTTCTTGAGCAATGCCGGCCCAAAGTTCGTCGGCCTCATCCTCCCACTCGTCGAGTTCCTCGATGATCCGTTTGAAGCGTTTGGACAGCTCGTCGATCTGCTCGGCGTATTCCTCACGAACGCGCTTCACGATCTTGTCGCAACGAAATTGCTGGTCGAATTTGGCGATCCAAACGCGGTGCCCAAGATTGGGGTCGAGCCAATTATTCAGCTCCTCCTCGACAATGCGCTTCAGCTCGCCGGGATGAATTGCTTCCAGCGCATCCAGCTCCGTAGCGCCGACCCCGAATGTCTGCTCGAACTTATCTTTGCGTCTTTCTGTATCTTTGATCGGGATGCGCGGCAGATTGTACTGACGGCACTGCTTTGGCGTCAGCACGAGCGGGATCAATTGGAAGTCCACATTGAGGCCGAACTTATGAATTGCGAACTCGACCTTTCGCGCTACCGCCTTCGGCATCGACCGGCCGCCGGGGTCGAAGTCCGACAGATAGAGCACGCGCACGGGCGCTTTGTATTTTGCGGCGCGCATCGCAAGTTCGCGCGTGCGTATCTCGCTCTGCTCTCCAATCCCGGTCACAAGATTGATGCAGCGCCCTTTGCACAGCGGGTCGAGCCAATCGTTCTGCGTGCTTTTCTCGATCCAGATTTCAATGATGTAATTTTGGATCGTCTCGAAGCCGTCAACATCCAGGTCAGGTAGCGGCGGCAGCTCAGGCTTATCAAAGTACGTCCATTCGCTGCAGACATCGCAGCTCGCCTTCAACTCCCGCTGCGGATCGGCGTCTGTGGCGTAGATCAGCGGCGGATCGTTGCGCCTGTCGGCCAATCCATCAAACGGGATCAGATTAAAGTAGCGAGCGTCCCGACTGGCCGCGCAGAGATAGTTCCAATCATTCTCGGTGTTCTGATATTCGCGCCCATTAGGGAGGAGAATGCGAACACCTTCGGGAGGCGATACCAGCCGATAGTGAATGCGCCGAAGATGTGGCACGCCGCCGCCCCCATAATCACGATACAATGGGGCGAACCATTGTGCACCGACTGCGCGGCTGCTCATCCCGGCAAAGAAGGGGTCACTATTCCGAGTTAATGCGATCAGGTCCGTGACCGGTCGCCCAATGCTCTCTGCGAGAGTCTTGATCGATGCGTAATCAAACATCGGCCGCCTCCACCGTCAGACC